TATATTATCACAAGCAGTTTCTCCTAGTGCCTGAGGATAATAAAAGATATAATCAGATATTTGCTGATTGGAACTCATGATGTTCACCTACTTGTCCTTTCACTTGCATATTCCAAGCAATACTTATGCGTTTATTATTAGACTTATTTTGTTGAACCCAATGTGGCAACCATGCAGGAAAAAATATTGCTCTATTTGATGTTGAAGCATAACTTAATAAACTAGAATTTAAAGTATTTTTTTCTTTTTTTCTAGGTACTATAACATCAGCTGCAGGTCGTGGGTCATGAAAAACTATACTTGCACCTTTATCAGATTGTAAATAATAAGTGCCACTTAAAAAATTATTTGAATGTGTGTGAACAGGATGGTGTTCATTATGTTTTAATACATTTGCCCACATATCAGTAATGATTAAATCTTCTACATCATAACCTAATGTATTACAAATATCTTTACCAGTCTTTACAACTAAATCTGAAAAATATTTAAACTCTTTTTTTGTTTGTAAGTTTGCTGATTTCGTTTGCCAATTATTATCATAGTCTCTTTCTGACCATAAATCGCTAATATATTTTTTCATATTAAGTACCGTTGATACCTCTGTGGCTGTTAATTGTGGTAAAAAATTATCTAATAAGAATATATTAGTTGAAAATATTTTTTGATGTTCCATAAGTCTCCAAGTTCTTTTTTATTCTTCTTCTATATAAAACATTCATAATATAATACAAAGGATAAAGTAACGGAACACGATAACAATGTTTTCCTCTTACGATTAACATATGCCATATCCAACTTCCTTGTGAATGACTAAACCCAACGCAACCTTTTAGATTAGAATGAACACTATCATATTTAAACATCTAGATTGCTCCACTAGTGAACTTTTTCCATTCAATAGCGTTCTTAATTAAAAATGTTCTACTATTAATACTTCTTAAAACCTGTTCAAGGTAAGTTGTAACTTGTTTTAGATATGCAGCTTTTTGGTCTGCCTTTTGTAAATCTTCATCTGAATCCATATAGATATGTACATCTGCTTTTAGTATTTTTAAATCAAATGGTTTTTCTGCATATACCGATGGGTCTGATTTACCTGTATAGTATTCCCACTTATGCCTTTTTAAAAGGTTGTAATCGTATTCGGCCTTCTTTAGTAGTAAAGAAAACTTATTAAAATGTTGTAGGTACTTATTGTGTAATAAAGGTATTTTAATTGATTCAGCGTCTAATTCGGTATCATCAAGTTTAAAATCTTTATTTACTTGTTGTTGTAATTCTTCTAATGTCATAGTGTATATTATATCACCTTTTGGTAGTTTTGTCAAGGCTTTTAACCAATTCTTTTTGTGTAATATAGGTAAGATTATTACAGTCTTTCCACTCTTTTATTTCACAATCAATTGCTGAAGTGCCAATAGGGTTAATGTTTACTTTATAAAATTGTGTATCTTTAAACTTATTAAATGTATTTTTATGTTGCAATATCCAGTTAAAGGTCTCATCTGAATTATCAGGTCTAGCATAATCAGCATTTTTATCAGCATAACTATTTGTTCCAGCATAGATATTGTTTATTTTACTATCTAAACTATACAGGTCATGACCAATAATGTAAACTTCTTTTGCACCCAATTCACAGGCAAGATAGATACTTCTTGAACCTGTTGCATATGCAAAGCCATCTACATCTGGTTCGATATCTTTTACCTTATCTTTTGTTGTTATTCCGGTGATATAGGTTACGCCTAAATTATGCCCTTTTGTTAGTGTAAACACTCCATCGGCACCATGATAAACTACTTCTTGACTATCATTCCAAACTATATCAGTTTTATCTGCCATAGTTTTCATCATTTCTTTTGCAACAAATATCGGAACAGGCGTCCAGTATCCTAAATAAGAAATATGTTCGTGTGCATATCCTGACCGATATATTTCGTGACCTATTCTTGAATCTAATGCTACTAATATATCTGGTGTAAAATCACGATAGATTGCATTACAACCTACTACTGTTCCGTATTTTTTGAAGTCGTCTAGATTTAGACCTTTACGAGAATTACCATTACCAAAACAAAACGCTGTTGTCATTATATATCATCCTATATTGTTACTACTATGTAGTAGATACTTGTACTATATCATAATTCATATAGTTAAAACTAACCGAAGCACTTAAATAATCAACATCGGTTTGTCTTACATCATAATTTAAACCACCTAAAGAAGTTGGATAAACATTTTGAAATCTTATTTCTGTTTTTGCAATATTTTTACTATTTAAAACTGTTAGTATTGCGTCTGAATAGATACCACCCTCACTAAGAGGTTGTGGTGCTTGAACACCAGGCACAACGGGACCTGCAGTTGAACCAGGAAATCTGTCTGACCCTGCTGCTTGCAAGTTTGCATATTGTTCATTCTTATTAGGAAATCCTAGACCAAGAATCCAATCATGTATCTCTTTATAGTTGTTTAAATTTTCATCAACAAGAAATGATAAATCAAGAGCTGCAAAAGTTATCTTGTCTCCAGGTAAAGGCATATCGTACAACGGAGTATCTTGTTGTGCTGAACCTAGATTGATACCAGGTATATTGGCACTTTGTACAAAGAACTCTACTGTTGGAAGTTTAGTACACTTGAACCTAAACTGAATAGGACTAGCATAATCACTTTTAGAAGGTTCTCTTTGAATTACATTTGTTGTTGTCATACTACTATTTATAATAGTTTTTAGGGGGGTACTATCATATCACCGTGCTCTCTTTTCCGACCCAGGCGGCGGCTATGACAATCTTTTTTTGAGGGTTTTGATAGAATACAAAAAAAAGGGCGCCGAAGCGCCCTTTTCTAAAACATTTACTTAAAGTAAAATTACATAATGTTTGTAACTTTAACTCGTCTGTAATATAAGTTTTGACTAGCAGCTGCAACAGCACCAGAGTTATCTAGTGCGCCATCAGCGCCAGAATGTGCGAAAGGATTTTGAACCATTCCGTATCTAGTTTTGAATCCAATTTTTGGTTGGAAACTGTCTTGACCAACTGCACGAACCATTTGTAGTGGAACATATGGGCAATAGAACAGACCAGAGTCGTAAGGTGAAGTTCCTTTGTAACCGATTACATAGTACTGACTAGCAGATATGTTCGCTGCATATGGATCAACATATACTTTGAATTTACCGTTTAGTACACCAGCAAAAGTATTACCTGTGTCATCAACATTTAAGTTGTTGTTTAACGCAGGAGCGTAATCTAAAACACCAGCCATTTGTAAAGCAGAAGCAACATCAGCAGAACAAATAATAATGTTCCCTTTACCTCTTCTTGTTAATTGACCGATAGCGTTAGCGTCTCTCTCTAGTTGATATAATAGTCCTTTGAATTTTTCAACTGACCATCTACCATTTGAGTCTGTGTCTAAGTCAAAGATACCAGCAGTTGTAGTATTTACTTGAGCACCCGCTTTTGCGTGTGAGTAAATAGTTCTAACTACTTCTCTGTTGATTTCAGATAAGATTTCACTTGAAAGAATGTTCGCAAGTTCTGTTTCAGCGTCTAAACCGTGGATTGCTTTTAAGTCTTGTGCAAGTTCCATAGTGTATTCAGCTTTAAGAGCTCTTGATTTTGCAGTAACAGTTACTTTGTCGATTGAGAAAGCCATTTCAGCAAACTCATCAGATCCGTCACCTAGTGTTTCTGCCTGAGCAGTAGACATACCAGAACCAGTAGTATAAGTACCAGCAGCAGGACTGTCGTTTAGTGTAGCAGGGTTAGTGCCGGCCTGTACATCAGGTGAACCTGTGTCAGAAGCAGCATCTCTAGCAGAGAAATCTGAATCAGCTTCATTGAATAGTGCTTCTGCACCAGCTTGTGAACCGAATCTTGATTTCATAGCGAAGATTAATCCTGTAGGCCCAGACATTGGTTGTACACCACAAATATCGTATGCGATAAGATTTGGCATAGCCCGTCTGACTAATGATATTAATACTGGATCCCAGTTGTCAACTGAAGAACCTGTTGCGTTAGCAGGAGCAGCCTCAGCCATAAAGCTTCGGTCTTCTCTAACAGATTTTTCTTGATTTTCTAAAATCACAGTAGTTACAGCTCTTTTATAAGCATCTTCGATTTTTGGCAAATCTGGATGTTCTAGGACTGGCTGCCACTTTTCCTGTAAGTTTTCAGTAAGATACATTTTTATCTCTCCTTATTATTATTTACATTTAAATCAAACATTAATTCTTTAACGAATTAAGGTTTTTTGTTATTGCGGCTGTATATGCAGCCATAGCATCCGAACTAGCTTCAACAGCTGGCTCATTCGCCGCCACAGAATCAACTTCATCTTTCGAAGCAGTTTCTTCTATCTTAGACTTAGGGAAATAAGATTCTTTTATAGTTTCTAGTTTCTCTCTAAATTTTTCAGCACTATCGTACTCAACATTCTCAGCCATAGAAACAAATTTTTCTTTTTCTGTTTCTGCTAAATCAGCAGTTACTTCTAAGATTGCTTTTGTTTTATGAAATTCAGAAACTTCTTTAGTCAGATTTACATTCTTTTCAATCTGTTCGTTAAGTTTAGTTTCTAAATCTTTTGACTGATTAGTTAAGTCCTCAAGTACATTATATTTTTCTTCTGGAACATCAATATAATGTTCTTTGAATAAAGATTTAAGTCCAGTAATGAAATCTTCAGCAATCTCGGTACGAATACCTCTTTCAACTGCTAATTCATTTTCTTTCATCCATTCTTCAACAACATAGTTTAGATATGAGTCAACTTTTTCGACCATAGCTTCTTTTACTGTATCAGTTTCTTTTGAAAGTTTTTCTTCATACTGAGACTCTAGTACTTTAACCTGTTCTTGTATTCGTGTTTTAACAGCAGTTTCAAAAATAGTTGCAGCCTTTTCCTTGAATTCCTCGGATAGGTCGGCATCACTTGAAACTAGTGCCTTAACATCATCAGATAGGTCAATCTCTAATTCAGAAGTTTCTTCTTTAGTTTCAGCGATTTTTTCTTCGCCTTCTACTTCAGTTTCTTCTTCTTTCATAGCAGATGGTTTCTGGTCATTTGGTAATGAACCGTCATTCTCATCCTTATTAACCTGGTCTGATACTTTTTTTACCTTTTTCGTAGCGTCTGGGTTACTATCAGTTGCTTTCACAACTGGAGCACCAAGATCCTCTGCGTCATTTTTAAGGTGGCCAGGTTCAGCGGGAGCTGCGTCTTTATTGGCAGCATTCACCACTTCGTCTAACTCTTTTTTTACTTCGGTTTCAGACATTCGGTCTCTCCTTAATATTTAAAAATTAATTAATTTTTCTTATTACTATTATTTATACATCTTACCATCTCAAACCCTACGCCTTTTTAAAAGCTGCGTAGGTTTTAAAATTTTGATAAGAAGTCTTTGAAGATATTTGCTTTTACTTCAGCGAGTTGTTTACGCTTAGTTCGAGAAATTTCTTCTTTGTATTGTTCAACTTCCATACTTTTCAGTATGCCGTTATCCCATACCCATTCTTTACCTTCCATAATGCCTTCTACGAAAGCATCAGGTGCCGATGGGTCTGCAACTATATCAGCTGCAGTCGCAAGATAAAAGTCTTTTCCAACAACATTTCTTCCTTGAGATTGTTGAATAGAACCCATACCTCTTGAAGATACACCTAACTGAGCACCCTCGTCAATTAAATTCTTGACGATTTTACCGTAAGGGGTATCCATTACTTTTGCTTCTCCAATAAAGTTTTTACCTTCTGGTTTAAGACTAGTAATCATGTGTGAAACTCTTTCAAGGTTAACTGTTGGTCCGTCAGGATGTCCTAGTTCACCGAAAGCACGCTTCTTGTTTATAAATTCTTTAGTGTATCGTGCAACTTCTTTTGCCAAAGTCTCGACTGGATAAACTCTACCATTACGGTTTTTGATATCAGCCTGCATAAAGACACCACGAATTTTGTAGTTTTTACCACCAGAAGT